GCTTTGTTAAGGATGAGTCTTATCTTTCTTTTAAACATGTACGTGGTATCTATGCTAGGTTGGATGATATTAAAATATGCATTGGTCCTTACGTTAAGGCAATTGAGCGTGTGGTTTACAACAATAAGCACTTCATTAAGCACGTCCCAGTGAGTGAACGGGCGTTGCTGCTAAATGATCGGTTAGGAGTGGGAGAGCACAAGACTGGCTCGGATTATACTTCCTACGAGAAACATTTTATAGCAGCAATTTTGAAGATTGAGTTTTTGCTTTATGAATACATGCTCCAAAATGTCCCTCAATCAAAAAGTGTCGTGGATTTGATGTGGGCCGTGATAGCGGGATTGAATAGCGTTCAGTTTAGACGCTTATTGGCATTAATCCCAGCATCACGAATGTCCGGTGAAATGAACACTTCCCTGGGTAATGGTTTCATTAATTTGATGCTTTACCTGTTCAATAATTTTCGTAAAGGGAATAAATTTGTGGACTGCTTGGTGGAAGGCGATGATTTAATAGGATGTTATTCTGGAATCAAACTTACAGCTCAGGATTATGAAGAATGTGGATTCACCATTAAATTGGTGGATTATCACAAAGTCAACATAGCCTCGTTTTGTGGGTTAGTTTATGATACAGAAGATTTAGTATCAATTCCAGATCCTCATAAGGTGTTGCTTAATGTTGGATGGACTAGTGCCAAGTATTGTGAAGGTACTTCCAAAACCAGAATGCAACTATTACGCGCCAAAGGATTGAGTTTATTATATCAATATCCAGGTGCACCTATAATTCAAAATCTCGCCCAAATGATAATTCGTCTTACTGAAGGTTACAAGTATAAATTCTCAGTGTTATGGACGAATTGGCAATGTAAACATTTTGTTGCTGACGCGGTTGCAAAACCAGTGGGATTCAGGACAAGAATGTTGATGGAACAAATCTTTCATTATTCGGTGTCGGAACAGTTAGAGTTGGAACGGTATTTCGATGCATTTACAGAAATCGGACCAATCATAAGCCCTGTTATTTGGGCGCACTGTACTGAAGAACAGAAAGAATACGATCGCCGATTTGTGGTAGACTACAAGACCAATTCCACTACTCCGTGGGTTTTGGTTAAGAAGTTAACCACTAAAAATTCAAAAATTATCGTGGACCGCATAATATCAAATTGCTCAAATGTCACTAGCCATACCGCGGATCAGGCCAATGCTCATTTAGGTTTTTATCAGAACCGGTTGGAAAGCCGGGCCGTAGCGGGTGACAGCCCCGTATG